CACTAAGACCTTGAGTTTGCTCTGCTACATCGCCCCCGGGTACTTTATTACCATTAATCAATTCAAAGCCGGTTTCAAAATTGTAGCTTTTCTTATCCATTTCACATTGCCAAATATGCTCGCCAATGCGGGCAATTTGAACGCCAGGATGATCTGGACAATATCTGGTGCTTAATGGGGCTTCCATAATTTTATATTCTTTTGCCATTTTGCTTTTTTCAATTGCTTTTTCGGCATCAGTAATCATATTAATTTTAGCAAGTTCTTCACGAGGGTTTTCATATTTCTTCTTGAGTTCCTCAAGACGATAATCTTCTGCAGCCTTGGCAGCCTTATAAGCGCCAGGTGGGGCAGAAATTCCCAAAATAAGCTCATCTAATACAGAAGCCTGTTTTTGAAGTACTGGATCTCCAGATAAATCTAAAGCGGCTGCCAAATCAGCAAGCCCTTCAATAGATTCTGGAGTTAATTTAGATGGCGCAGGCGCCTCTAATGTGTCTACCTCTTCAGCTGCACTCTTTAAAAGAGCCGCTGCTAAAACACAAGATTCAGAAACTACCTTCATACAATCTTCATTAGTTTCAGCAAGAAGTAAAGCCTCATTCTCTGGGCTTTCTAGCCAGTTAGCGATAGCTGTTAAAAGTTCTGCGATTCTCATAGTACACCCTTATTTTCAAAAAGATGAGCATTAGTAGATTTACGCTCTGCAACGTCTCTAAGAATTTCTGCAATAATCATCTTCATTTCTGCCGCATCGGCTGGAGCCCAAATAGGACGCCCCGACTCATCCTTTGGAGTTCTGTTAATAGTATTAATGACAGTTGTCATTTTATCTTTTAACTCAGGGTCATCTCTAAATACTGTTGCCCAATCTTCTTGAGAAGAAATACCATAATCGGCGCCGTGCTGATAAATAAAATCTACAATATCATTTATGGAAATTGGAGATCTTTGTGGCTTAAATCTGTTTGGCATTTTTGCATCAATATCTACATCTGTAGTATCTTTGTGTGTAAACTTTTCAGGCACCATAACCTCAAGTTTACGTACATCATCCATCATATCAGAAGCAACGCTAACAATTCTAGCTAAGCCTGTTCTAGCTTTAGAATATTGTTCGTCTCTTAACTTAATATCATGTTTTCTTTTAATTGGAACCATTTGAAAAATCAACTCCGAAATGTGTGGGAATTGTCTATCAGTTGACTCCATTCTGGCATCATATTTACCAGCATTATTAAAAGTTGCGTTTTGGTTTCTCTCAATTAATTTAGCAATATTGAGAAGCGATTCTCTAATCTCTCCTAAAGATAAAGTGGCTGCATTATCTTTCATATAATTAATCCAGCTTAACAATTCTTTACAAAAAAGATGTCCAGCAACCGCAATACGCTCATTTGGACTCTTTGGTTTAGAGGCTCCAGAGTCAGCGCACGCTTTTAAAATATTAAAGTGTTTATTGGGATAAGTCCACAAAACTACAATTTTTTTACGTAGGTTAGCCTCTAGCTCTGCCGGAGAAATGGCGAGCTTATACTTCAACACTAAAAGATCGGCTAGCCTGTTTATATTCATTAAGTTTATCCAAAGATTTTGTGATTATTAAAGACTGCGCCCTCGTATGACTCATCCATACCTTTTCTATAGGTTGGGCGGCAGTTACCATCTTTATCTTGGTAAACCTTATGTAGTGGCAATCCAGTGTGACCACAAACTGGATGTTGGCTGCTAGCACTTTTAACAATCATAGAACAGCAAGTTTCAGTTGCTTGCTTTTCTGATTTACCACTTAATCCAGTTAAGAAAGCCTGGAATCCATAAGCATATGCTTTTTCATCCCCGGCGGAGGCAAGAACATTAAGAGCGTCTTCTGCCTTAGAATGATTACCTTCAGCAATTGCCTGTCTAATGTTATTAACCAAATCACTTGGTTTCAAACCAAATTGTGGGGAAGCGGCTGCAGCAACTTTATAATCGCTTTGATTATTAATATATAGTTCATTTACACTATCTTTGGTAAAGACAGAAACGGAACCATTACATAAAATAAAGCCTGGCTTATTTAGTTTACCATTTGCAACCTTTACTGGGACAGTAAAAGCAACTTTACCAGCATCTAAAGAAACGCCGTAAAAAATAGTATTATCATCACTACCAGTTACAGTAACTTGAGGGTTCTTATAACCATATCCAACTACTTCTCTGGCAATATTTTCTCTAGCAATTTTAACACTATCACCACCAAATTGGAAAGCAGCTACGCCATATGGTGTAGTAAATGACTTTTCAAAAGATGTAAATTCATCATATTTTGGAAGCTCAACATCTTTAACAGAGGCAGTAGATACTTTTTGTCCAATAATTTGATTTTGGAAAAATTCAGATTTACCTTGTCTAGTAGCATTTAATTTAGTTAAAGCAATTTCTGCATCGCTTACTTCTCTATTTTCAGAAGCAGCACTACTTAACACTGCTAAAATAGCTGTTCCATCAGCTTTTAGCTTAGAACCAGCATAAGTGGTAAGATATGATTTTAAATTAGAATGATTTAAATCTTGGGGACCAGTATTTCCCATAAAAACAGAGGCTTCAACAACTTTATTACCATGAACCTCAACTGGAACATAAAAACTAGTAATGCCCTTTGGGGTTTCGTAATCAGCTTTAATTACCAAAAACTTATCACTACCATCGGCAACGCTAATAGAAGATGGTTTTAAATTCCATGCATCTAAAGTAGTAGCAACAGAGTGCTTAGCCTTATCAGCCAATAACTGAGAGTACATCTTCAATGGAAGTTGTTTATCAAATACGCTATTCAAAGCGTTTGCAAGAATTTGATCGCCTACTTCATAAGCTTGAACTTGAACCGCATCATCTCTTTTAATAGAAACTGGTTCAGACAATTGCTCTTCTATTCCTAACTCTTCTTGAAAAAGTTGTGCAAATTTAGTATTGCGAGAGTGTAGTTTATTATATAAAGTCTTAAAATCCGCCTTGCGAATAAAAAGAGTATTATTAGAAGCCATCTTATCAATGACTCTTGCCATCGAACCGATGGTTTGGTCACCAGGATAGGCTTCAAGGCATTTAGCTAACTTTGCCGATAAAATCGGAGTTGCCAATTTTTCGTTGTCCTCTACTTTTTTTGCTAGAGAACCTACTAGTTGCTGTATTTTATCGAGGCTCATAGAAGTTCCTATTCCGTATTTAAACCAACTCTGGGTATTTCTTTAATACCTCGTTTTTAGCTGAGGCTGATAGCTCATTTAATAAAGCTTTAACTAGTTTTTTATTTTCAGCTAATTTTGAAGGTAGGTAGCTAGGAATCCTGCTTAATTCAGCGTGTGGGATACCCAATCTACCGGCTGATACTCTTACAATAGGATCGCCCTTGTAAGAAACTTGCAAATCACCGCCGGTCTTCATAACCGCAACATCCCATACAGCGGCGGTCTTTTCCTCACCGTCACCATTGTATAAAGCTACAATATAATCTCCATCATCAGCACTTTGAACTTGCCATAAGTCAGCGCCCTTATCATTGTCTTTAAATCTAACAATATCAAAAGCTACAGTCTCAAGCTGATCTTTAACGTCAGCAAGCCTGTAAGCTTTTTTATAAATTTTGTTTTCTAAACCGGAGTAATCAACTGAAAATTTAGGCATTACGTCTCCCGTAAACACAATATTCCTTATATAGATAAAGAAATATTGATACTAATTATGTACTTTATTAAGAATACACCTGCTACGTAGATTTCAGAATATTACCAAGTTTTAGGTGTACTTAATATCTTAAAAGATATTATTTCACCATTTTTCATCTCTACACTCTGCTATTTTAACCAGAATATCTTTAATCTTCTCGTCATTTTCAATTATTTTTCTAATCTTTTTACGAGCCCCGCCGTATATTTTCTTACCATTTTTATAATCGACGTTTCCGTTCAAACTTTTTGTTATTGAACTTTGATTAACATTTAGCATTTTGGCTATCTCCATTTGAGTATAACCATCTGCATAAAGTCTAATTACTTCTCTTTGCCTTGGAGTTAGTAAAGTATCTACAACTCTCCAAAATTCTTTTTTAAGCTGTTCTTCTAATTCTATGAGATTTTCATTATATTCAAACGGATTTAGCTTATTGTAAATACTATCCTCATTACAAAAAGCCTCCATCATATCATTAGAACAAACTGTTTCTAACAAGACCCACTGATAACGATCTGAACGATTTTGTCTTTTATTCATACAACCTCATTATATCAATAACAGTGGACTTGGATTTTAGAATAAATTCAAACAGTGACAATAAAAGACATATCCTCGTACTTCGTAATATTTTCTTTAGTCAGATAATCATCTATATCTTTATAGTCTTTTGGTATGTACCAATTTTGAATATTAGCTAAATTGCCAAACTTTTTAGTTATCAGTGATCTTCCCTTTTGACCACCTTCATCATTATCCAGTAAAAGAATAATGTTATTTGTGTACCTGGTAATTACAGAAAATTGATAGACAGACATACTTGAAGTACCTAAAGCTACAACGTTTTTAATTCCACGCTCCCAAGCTTTAATGGAATCAAACTGTCCTTCTACTACATAAACTAAATCTGCATCAAGTATTGCTTGCTTACTTTCATACAAGCCAAACAAAAAATTTCCCTTTTTAAATTTAGTGTTTTTATACTTATGTAAACTTAGACTCTTCAATTCTTCATCAGAAAGAAGGCTACGCCCCACCAAGCCAGCAACATTCCCATAAGCATCTTTAAATGGAAAAATTAATGGGTGGTGCTCAAAATATAACTCATTAATAGTACGCGGATACAATGAGTCTTCAATGGTTTTAGTGAAAAGTAATTTAACATCTCTTAAGTCTTGCTCTCCCACCAAATCAGTAATAGCTTTCAAATTAAAGATGTTTGGAAAATATCCAAATTGAAATTTATCTTGAGATATAATTTCAAGACGATGATCTAAATAAGATTTAACTTCTTGAGCTTCCGGAAAATTCTTTAATAGGAATTGACATGATTCCACAATTTTATCATACATAACCAGGTCTTTCTTAGTTTTTATAAGTCCTGACCCACGGTTTTCAATTTTTCTTTCAACATAATTTTGAAAGGTTCGCTGAGGTGAGTATGAGGTTTGTTGCATGCAGGACAGACTATATCATCTTTAACAAGCTTCGGTCGATCGTCTTTTCCACAATTTTTACACCTAACAGCAAAAGACATACTCTTTTTCTGTTTAAATTGTTTAAATGATTTCATTTGCACTTTAGTAAAGTGCGTAATAGTGGGAAGCTCACGATCACAATCAGAACAATAAACTTTATCGTCTTTCGGATCAATATAAGGCTCCATTTGTTTTCCGCACCCCTTATTAGTGCAATAAGTCATAAATGCCATTAAACGTCCTTTGTATCTAAAACCCCAATAAGATTATTAACATCTTTAGGATATTTCACATCTAAAATTACTCTTTGGTTTCCCATTCGATTAACGCCCATCTGTAAAATTATTACTTCGTCTTTATTTCTAGACATTGGCTTAATCTCTATTTGAGACTCTCCTAAAATTGTTTTCACTACCCTCTTGCTACCTCGCAAAGCTTCTAGTAAAGAAATTTCTAAATTAAAAACTACATCAGCTCCCTGTAAAGATAATTGATCGTCTGGTGTAACATTAATATGTAAATGTGCGTCAGTATATTGATCCATTCCCATAATACTACCCGCAAAATTTCCCATCCCACCCATACGAAGAACAGTTTTATTTGAAATGCCGCCAGGAATATTTACACTAACAGATGTCTCTACTTCTAAAATCCCAGTAGATTGGCACTTACTACAATTTTCTGTTTGACTTTGCCCAAAACATTTACTACAAGTTTGGGTAAATATCATATTGCCTCGCTGCATTG